AATATCCCCTGTCCCGAAAACAAATCAGGACGGGGTTGATAATTATATTTCCAGTGGATTTTATGGATCCTATCTTGATATTGAAGGTGTTTATAAAACTGAACATGATCTTATTCGTAGATATCGTGAGATGGCTCTTCATCCAGAGGCAGATGGTGCGATTGAAGATGTTGTTAATGAAGCGATTGTTAGTGACTTATATGATTCTCCTGTTGAAATAGAATTATCTAATTTAAATGCTGGTGAAGCATTAAAAAAAGCAATAAGAGAAGAATTTAAAAATATAAAGGAAATCATGGACTTTGATAGAAAGGCTCATGAAATATTTCGTAACTGGTATATAGATGGTAGAGTTTATTATCTAAAAGTCATTGATGTTAAAAATCCAATGGCTGGTATACAGGATCTAAGATATATTGATCCTATGAAAATGAAGTTTGTTCGTCAGCAGAAAAAACAAGATCCAAAAACTAGATTATTAGATCTAGGTCCTAAAGGTCCACAAGAAAATATTAATGAACCAGAGATTGAGGAATATTTTTTATATACAGCAAAACCAAATTATAACTCAGGTATGATTGCAGGTGCTGGTGGTAGAAAAGGATCAGTAAAAATCGCAAAAGATTCTGTAGTATACTGTAGTTCTGGTTTAGTAGATCGTAATAAAGGAACAGTTTTATCATACTTACATAAAGCGATAAAGGCACTTAATCAATTAAGAATGATTGAAGATAGTTTGGTTATATACAGATTATCAAGAGCACCAGAAAGAAGAATATTCTATATCGATGTTGGTAATTTACCAAAAGTCAAGGCAGAGCAATATCTAAAAGAGGTAATGAGTCGTTACCGTAATAAACTCGTTTACGATGCACAAACTGGAGAAGTTCGTGATGACCGTAAATTTATGAGTATGATGGAAGATTTTTGGTTGCCAAGAAGAGAAGGTGGTCGGGGAACCGAAATCACAACTCTACCAGGTGGACAAAATCTTGGTGAACTTTCTGATATTGAATACTTTCAAAAGAAATTATATCGTGCATTAGGTATTCCAGAGTCAAGAATTGCTGCTGAAGGAGGTTTTAATTTAGGTCGTTCATCAGAAATCTTAAGAGATGAACTTAAGTTTGCAAAGTTTGTAGGACGTTTAAGAAAACGTTTTGCACATATGTTCAATGATATGTTAAAAACACAGTTAATATTAAAGAACATTGTGACTCCAGAAGACTGGGAAAAAATGGAGGATCATATTCAGTATGACTTCTTATATGATAATCAGTTCGCAGAATTAAAAGAAACTGAAATGATACAAGGTCGTTTAGGTAATCTCGCACAAATCGAACCATACATTGGTAAGTATTATTCGACTGAGTTTGTAAGAAAGAGAATATTACGTCAAACAGATCAAGAAATTGAAGAGATTGATATGCAGATTGAAGATGAAATACAAAAAGGTATTTTACCAAATCCTGCAGAAGTTGACCCAATAACAGGTGAACCAATACCATCAAATACTACACAAAATGGTGAGGTTTTAGGAGATCAACCAGTTGACGAAGATGAAGATGAAGCTGCTGCTCCAATTGTAGATGCTCAGTATCAAAAAGATACTAAAATAGCCGAGATATAAATAAAAGATATTGCTATAATTTAATCTTATGGAAGAATTAGTGGATTTGATTGCGACAGACGCTAGTGCTAGTGATGTTTCTGATAAAATAAAGGACGCATTGATGGCAAAAGCAGCTGCTCGTATCGATGCTTTTAAACCTCAAGTTGCTTCAACCGTCTTTGATGGTGAAGTTCCAGAGGAAGAAGAAGTGTCAGATGAACAACCAACTGAAGAGGACGAATAATGAAACTTATCACAGAAGAAGTCTCACAAGTAAAATTTATCACTGAAAAATATAAAGGCAAAAAACGTCTTTGTATCGAAGGTGTATTTCTTCAAGGTGGTATCAAAAATCGTAATGGAAGAATGTATCCCGTTGATATTCTTGAAAGAGAAGTTAACAGATATAATAAAACCTTCATTAAAGAAGGTAGAGCACTTGGTGAACTTGGTCATCCAGAAGGTCCAACAGTTAACTTAGATCGTGTATCTCACAAAATTACCTCGCTCGTAAGAGAGGGAAATAATTTTAGAGGAAAAGCGACTTTGCTTTCAACTCCAATGGGTAAGATTGCATCATCATTGCTAGATGAAGGAGTCAAACTTGGAGTATCTTCTCGTGGTGTTGGTTCACTTAGAGAGAGTAATAATGGTTGTAAAATGGTAGGCGAAGACTTCCAATTAGCAACTGCTGCCGACATAGTGGCAGACCCTTCCGCACCAGACGCTTTTGTGAATGGTATCATGGAAGGAAAAGAATGGGTTTGGGAAGGAGGTTCACTCCGAGAACAACTCGCAGAAAAAACTGAGAAGCGTATTAATACACTTGTCACACAAAAAAGATTAGAGGAAAAGAAGTTAAGTCTCTTTCAAGATTTTCTAAATAACCTCTAAATGTAAAAGATCTATAAATAAGTATAGATTCTTACGAATTTAAATAAATCCACGGTAACTTTTTACACTAAATGGAAAACATCGAAGAAAATGTAGTCACCAAAGGTGCAGCAAAAGCTGATCCTATGCCCTCATCAGGCATCCCAGTAGAGGATCTTGGTGGTCCTACACCAGAAAACTATAAACCTGATGACGACTCAGCAAAGCTGAAAGATCCTTCAGCAACCCTTGCACAAGTCAAGGATGTTGTTAATGCCAAAGCTATGAAAGCAGAAGAGGCAGAAACAGAGGAGGAAGTTATCGAGGAAGAAGAGGCAACTACAGATGAAGTAGTCGCTGAAGAAGAAACAACATCTGAAGAGGAATCTGAAGAGGTTGTTGCCGAAGCAGAAGAAACTTCTGAAGAAGAAGTTGTCACTGAAGAGGAAGAGCCAATTGACATCGAAGCAGATGTTCAAGCACTTCTTGAAGGTGAAGAACTTTCCGAAGAGTTTACAAACAAAGCAAGAACAATTTTTGAAGGTGCAATCAGATCGAAGGTTGCAACTATAAAAGAAGATTTACAAGAAGCATATGCTGAAGCTCTTGTAGAAGAGTTAGACAGCATAAAGGCAGGATTAACTGAAAGAGTTGATGCCTACCTAGAGTATGTTGCTGACGAGTGGATGCAGGAAAATGCACTACAAGTTGAAGCAGGACTCAAAACAGAAATGACTGAATCCTTCCTAGAAGGTATGAAGTCACTTTTTGAAGAACATTATGTAACTATCCCTGAAGAAAAATACGATGTACTCAATAGCATGGTAGATAAACTTGATGAAATGGAATCAAAACTCAATGAGCAAATAGATCGTAACGTTGCTCTAAATCGTAGATTGGCAGAATCCAATGCAGATGGCGTTTTCGCTGCTGTATCTGAAGGTCTTGCAGACACTCAGAAGGAAAAACTCGCTTCTCTTGCCGAAAATGTTGAGTTTGAAAGTGAGACAGACTATCGTGAGAAACTAGAAACACTGAAGGAATCTTATTTCCCAAGTAAAACTAGTGCTCCAAAGAGCACCTCTGAGAACTTATCAGAAGAGGTTTCAACGGATGAAGTAATCTCAGAAGAGACTACTCCTAGAATGCAAGCCTATTTGGATGTTCTATCCAGAGCTGCGAAAAAGTGAATTTAACATTTATTCAAACAATAAACCGTAAGAGGTAAATTTCAAAATGCAAATGTATAACACAGAACATTTGCAGGAAAAGTGGGCACCTATCCTCGACTATGATGGAGTTGATCCAATCAAAGACGCTCATAGACGAGCTACAACCGCTATCCTGTTAGAAAACCAAGAAAAAGAATTAAGAGAGGAAGCATCATTCCTTTCAGAACAGCCAACAGTTAACACAAACAGTGGTGCTAATGCAGGTTTCTCTGCTGGTGCAACTGCTGCAGGTCCTGTTGCAGGTTTCGACCCAGTATTAATCAGTCTAATTCGTCGTTCAATGCCTAACTTGGTGGCATACGATTTAGCTGGTGTACAACCAATGAATGGTCCTACTGGACTTATCTTCGCAATGAGATCCAGATTCACTTCACAGAGTGGAACCGAAGCACTATTCAACGAAGCAGATTCAGCATTCTCTGGTCAGAATGAAGGATTTGATGTTACATCTGGCTTTACTGCTACAGGTGCATCTAACGTTGGTTTAGGTACAACTGCACAGCAAGGTTCTAATCCAGGACTTCTTAACGCAACTGCTGCTCAGTCAAACGCTACTGACTACAACGTCGGTCAGGGTATGAGAACAGATGACGCTGAAGCATTAGGTAACGCTGCTGGAGATCAGTTCAACGAGATGGCATTCTCAATCGAGAAAGTCACCGTGACTGCGAAGTCAAGAGCTCTAAAGGCAGAGTACAGTTTAGAACTAGCACAAGACCTCAAAGCAATCCACGGATTGAATGCTGAGGCTGAGTTAGCAAATATTCTATCAACTGAAATTCTTGCTGAAATAAACAGAGAAGTTATCAGAACAATCTACAAGACTGCTGAGACAGGTGCTCAGGTCAACGTAGCATCTGCTGGTACATTCAACTTAGACGTTGACTCAAATGGTAGATGGTCTGTTGAGAAGTTCAAAGGACTTCTATTCCAGATTGAAAGAGATGCAAACGCTATTGCACAAAGAACTCGTCGTGGAAAGGGTAACATCATCCTTTGCTCTGCTGACGTTGCTTCTGCACTCACAATGGCTGGTGTTCTAGATTACACCCCTGCACTTAATGTTAACTTAAACGTAGACGAC